GCAGAACTTATCAACAAACATTTTCCTGACTTTCGTAGAGTAATCAACGAACTTCAAAGATATTCAACTTCTGGTAATATCGATTCTGGTATTCTAGCGAATATTGGTGAAATGAATTTGACTCAATTAATTTCATCTCTGAGAGAAAAGAATTTTCAGAACATGAGAAAGTGGGTTGCTACTAATGTTGACAATGACCCCGCTACTGTCTATCGTAAAATCTATGACAAACTATATGAAGTATTGGAAAAATCTTCCATACCACAAGCGGTATTGATTATCGCGGATTATCAGTATAAATCTGCATTTGTTGCAGACCAAGAGATTAACTTGGTCGCATGCCTGATTGAACTGATGTCGGAATGTGAGTTTGTATGAACCCATTTGACTTCATAAATCAAATCAATCATGGTAAGAAGAACTTGATTGATGAAACGCCAATACTTGAGAAGGAGTATAACTCCTTTATTATAAATCGTGGTTTAAGTTTCAACCACGATACTGCTCTGTTCGCCAATGAAATGAACTTTCGCAACCACCTAGATTCAAAACTTCAGTTTGACTTTTTACTAAATACAATAAGACCCAAAAAAAGATGGGGTAAATGGATTAAACGTGAAAATAATGATGTTCTTGAATTGATCAAGAAATATTACAATTGTAGTTACGAAAAAGCAAGAGATTATTCTACATTGCTGGATGACTCACAATTAGACATTATTCGACAAAATATTGAATTAGGTGGTTTGAAAGGAACAAAATGAGCGAAGCTATCATCCAAGCGATGATTGAAGTGAAGTTAAAAGAACCCGATGATTTTCTCAAAGTAAGAGAAACCCTCACAAGAATCGGTATTGCATCACGCAAAGAAAAAACATTATTTCAATCGTGTCATATTCTCCACAAACAAGGAAAATATTACATAGTACATTTCAAAGAATTATTTTCATTAGACGGAAAAACATCCAACTTTTCAGAGAATGATGAAGCACGGAGAAATACCGTTGCTAATTTACTTTCTGAATGGGAATTAATATCTTTGGTAGAACCAGAAAAATCAGCAGAACCTACAGTTCCATTGAGTCAACTCAAGATTCTTTCTTTTAAAGAGAAGGATGAATGGGAATTGACACCGAAATATAATATAGGAAACAAAAAGGAAGCTGACAATGAGAATGACAAGTGATTTATATTTTTTCAAAACGAGTCCAGAAGTAAAAGAACCATTTCGTGCTACGGTAGGTTCTGCTTGTTTTGATATGTGTTCATTTTTACCTGAGAGTTCAGAAGTAAGTGTTTATATGAATTCTCATGAACAGTTGGACAAAAGAAACAGAAAAGTAGTAGATGGAAGAGTTCAGATCAATCCTCACGAAAGAGCATTGATTCCTACTGGATTGATTTTTGACATTCCAAGTGGTCACTCTGTTCGTTTATATCCAAGATCGAGCCTTGCATTGAAACAAGGCTTGACACTTGCTAACAACGTGGGCATTATCGATTCTGATTATGTCGAACCAGTTTATATGATGGTTTATAACATAAGTGGATATCAACAATTTGTATCCGATGGAATCCGTATATGTCAGGCAGAAATGGTAAAGGATTTGCCATATATTATTATGAAAAGTGATGTTCGCCCAGAACAAAAAACTGATAGAGATGGAGGATTCGGTTCAACTGGAAAGGACTAACTTGGCTTATATTTTACACAAATGGACGGTTGCTACTGTTCAAGTCGTTTACTACATACCAGACTATTTACACGTTGTGAATGAGTTTATGTGGCAGACAGAAGACCAAGTTCCCGAATATCCCCGCTGTAAGCGATTTCTCGATTTTTGGGATAAGAATATTGACGGGCCGATTAAAGAAGCTTACATTTACGATCAAGGTCAAAGTAAAGTCAGGATGGTAGACCGAAAATTTAAAATGAACTAGAATAAAACTATATTATGTCCGAAGAAAAAGATAACACTCAAGTAGAATATAAAGAAGAGAGACAGATGGGCAAGGCTGCAAGTCTTGCTATGGAACTCTCTAAAGAAAAGAAACGTCTGCAAGAAGAACTTGAGGATATGCAGGCACAGTTTGAAGAAGTCTCCCCTAGTACACCTTCTGGTGGCCCAGACAGCTATCTCAAATGGATAGGTGTAGTTGCTGCTGTACTTGGAATATTTCTCCAAAATGCAGGACTACCAACATACGGTCAACTTTTTTATATTCTTGGTGCAATTTCTTGGACGGCAGTAGGATTTTACTGGAACGATAAAGCAGTCATGTTAGGTAGTGTTATTCCAGCAACTTCAGTTGCTATGAATCTCATTCAAAGATTGGTATCAATTTAGTTAAGAAAAGACTTGATATTTCTTATTCAGTATGTTATTATTATAATATAACTAAGTAACCAAATAAATTGAATGAAAAATAATTTATTTTTGCCTTGACAAACGTTTCGTTATTCTGTATAATAGTACATGAAGATAAGGGATTGACCCTTTCTATTTTTTAATTATAATGAGTTTATATTATGGAAAAAACACAAGAAGTATTTGAATATTCTAAAGAACTTTTTTCAAATTGGTTTTCAGGCGGCCAAGGTCTGAGGCACGTACCCCTAAAAAATTATACTAGTGGTGATCATGGAGAAGAAGGCTTTGAATCCATCACTAATAAAGTGATGCATAAAGCATTAACTGTATATGGTTTGAATGATCGGTGTGACATTAATGGTGATTATTTTAAAGATCCTTCTGATGTTTTTGATAATCAAAGAATGGACAATCATGTTTGGATAGATGGTAAAGTTGTTATTGTAGAAGAAAATAGAGCATGGATTGATAAACCGTTCTATACTCTTAAACGAGCTGTCGTGCAGTCATTTATGACATTACCTCATGTTAAAAATTGTCTTAGTGACGATATAATTTTTATATTTTCATCTCTTGCGAGGGATGTTACGGATGTGACAAAATCTACTTCTGATGTGGTATTCGGATATAGTGATCATATTGCGGAAGTTAATTTTTCGGGTCGTCCAAGACGGTCATATAAGTTTAATTATTTTGATAATGGTTATAGTGAAACGGAACTGTTAAAATATGTAGAAACTCTTTGTGGGGTATTTTCAAAATATGAAAAATAAAATAAACCTTTGTCATGGTGATTGTTTGGAAGAAATGGATAAAATCACAAATGACTCAATTGATTTGATACTTTGTGACCTTCCTTATGGAACTACAGATGTTCATGGTAAGAAAAAAAAGGGTTCAAGTAGAGTATTAGAATGGGATACCATAATTCCGCTTGATTTGTTATGGGAACAATATAAAAGAGTTTTAAATAAAAATCATGGTGTAGTTGTATTAACTGCTGATCAACCCTTTACTTCACAATTAGTATTATCTAATTTAGAATGGTTTAAGTATGAGTGGATTTGGAAGAAGAAAAAAACCACTGGATTTTTAACTGCGAATTATAGACCGATGAAACAAACAGAAGATATTTTAGTATTTTCTCCACTCGGTGCAGCTGCTGCCTCACATAAGGCAAATAAATGTATGAGATATAATCCACAAGGTCTTATACCAAAGACAGTTAAGAAAAAAAACAATCCAGACAGACTTGGATTGTTTTTACATAATCCTGAACATATGGGTAAAGGCAATAAATTATTAAGTGACTCAGAATATGAACAAAAATTTACAAATTATCCATCTGAAATAATAGAGTTTGGATTGGATAAAGCTATTCATCCAACTCAAAAACCAGAAGCTCTTATGGAATATCTTATCAAAACATATACTAATGAGGGAGATTTGGTTCTAGATAATTGTATGGGTTCGGGAACAACAGGTGTTGCTTGTATTAAAACAAATAGAAAATTTATAGGAATAGAAAGAGATGAAAATTATTTTAATCTTGCTAGTAAAAGGATTAATGAAACTAACCCTTTAATGAAATTTGTAAAATAAAAGACTTGACAATGTTGATATTAATTGTTATAATAACTTATGAAATTAAATTTTGAAGTAATGGAAATACATAAAACTTTAGCGATAAAGTTTATCCAAAAATATCATTATTCACCAGTAATGCCTTCTATAACAAAGCACTATCTTGGTTTTTTTCTGAATGGTGATTTGAAGGGAGCATTGACATTGGGATGGGGAACTAAACCAAGACACACTTTCAATAAGATGTTTCCAACAAAAGGAGTTTTAGTTAAGAAAGAGGATGGAACTTTTGTTGAAGATATAAACGATTGGTATTATGAGATTGGTAAGATGTGTTTGTCTCCAGATCTTAATGACACTAAAGGTGCTGGAAGTCAGATGGTTTCAGCTACTATCAAATGGTTGAAGAATAATACAAAGTGTCAATTCCTTTATACTATGGCTGATGGAATTATGGGCAAGTGTGGTTTTGTTTATCAAGCATCAAACTTTTATTATGGCGAACAATACTTCACTTCAGTATACATGATGGAAAATGGAGAAAAATTACATCCACGAACATCAAAACAATTGTGTATAGAGAATGCTGAATACATAGGTAAAGAAAAGGTATTCTGGTTGACTTCAGACTTTATGATACACAAGGGTATCAAACGAATTGATGGTCTGATGTTTCGTTATCTATATCCGTTGAACAAGAAAGCCAAA